TTGAGAGAGCTTACAGGGAACTGAGGAAGCTGGGCATCATTGAGAGGATTGACACCGGACGAGCTGACAAGGTGAAGTCAACAAGGATCAACATCACACAACTCAGAGGCTTGAAGCGAACCCATCAGACAGAGGGAATCCATCAGACAGAGGGAATCCATCAGACAGATGGGCTGAACCCATCACACAGAGGGGTTGAACCCATCACACAGATGGACAATAACAATCTGTATAATAATCAGAGTAATAATCTGTATTCCCAAGTTGAAGCTGATCAAGAGCCTAGTCAGGAGGCAACCCATCAGACAGAGGGGATGAGTCAAGATGACTCTGAACCAAATGGATGGGGCTATCGTGACAAAGTTAAAGCCGCTCAGGAGAGTGGTGATTGGTCTACTTTTTGGGGTACATCATCGAGCAATGATGAGCCTGAGCCTGAGCCACAACCACAACCACAACCACAACCGATGAGATATGAAGAGCGCGCACGTCGCGCTAAAGAGCTGATGCATCGGAGTTATAAATGAATAAGCTGATCAACAAGCTTGACCTCTCGCCCTTCCTCTTAGCAGTACCAGAGCTCAAAGCCGCCGCGCGCGCTCGAGGAGCTGCAGAGCCAAGACCTCAGGCTGACTTCTCCCACCTGAGACCTGACAACTTAGAAGCTCATGATTGGATCGACCTCAAAGCTGGATATCTGAGACCACAGTCTGTGCCTCATTGCAATCGATGTCAGAACGGGTGGCACTATGAGTGGGTAGATGACAGAGAGCGAACAGCTCAGCGCGCTATCATGTGCTCGCGTTGCGAGCGTCCTAGACGTTGGCTTCATCGACTCGACAAGATGCGCCTACCATCAGACGCGATCAACATGAGCTTCAGTCAATACGAGGCCGACTCTAAAGCTCAGCAAGACGCCATTGATTCAATGCTCGAGTATCTGCGAGGAGGTTGCCAAGGTTCACCTCAGGGCATCTATCTATATGGTCAGCCAGGTAACGGCAAGACCTCTCTGCTTTACTGCTTCGCTCGTGAGGCCGCTTACTTGAATCTCAAAGTGCGCTATGTCAGCCACATCGAGATCATGAATAAGATTAAGGCGAGTTGGAAGGATAAGACTTCTCGCGATCCTCTCAAAGACTGGCTCGCTGATATTGACCTCCTCCTCATCGATGAGTTTGCCGGTGTCGGTGGAAGCGCCAACAAGTCTCCATGGTGGTTGAGTCAAACCGTCGAACTTATCCAAGAGATCTATCAACAGTGGGGAGCTGGTGAGCTCGCCGTCATCATGACGAGTAACGTCTACCCTAAGCATCTCCTCAACATCTTCTCCGATAACCCTGCGGTCAAGTCTCGACTCGGCGCTATGTTCAACAGACCGATTGAGATGGTGGGCCGAGATCGCAGACTAGACCGCGTTGACATGAGCGCTTGGGGGGTATGATGGTCGATGCATATGATGAGGCAATGCGCGAATACTATAAAGAGTATCGCAGACGTGAACGCGATGAGGAGACGCCAGAGCAGAAGGCCGAGAGGCTGAGAAAGCAACGAGAGCGCTATCATCGACGGATTGCTGAGGAGACACCAGAGGAGAAGGCCGAGCGCAAAGAGCGCGCGCGAATCGCTCAACGTAAGAGGAGACGTAGAAAGCAGTGATGCCTAAAAACGACCAAGGCCCCACAGCTCCCTTCAAAGTTTGGCGACCACGAAGAAGCTAATGAGGCCTTGAAACCATCGCGCCGCAAAAGCGACCCAACAGCAGATTGTTAGTTGAAAGTAGTTTGAAAGCGGCGTGAGGTCAAGAGATAAGTGAACAGCTTCTCTACACCATTTAACACCTAGCAAAAAAAAAGCCCTAGCAGACAACCTGCCAGGGCTCAACATGTCTCGGTGTCTGCCTTAGCAAAGCTGATTAGACTTTTGTTAAGTGAGACATGTTAATGTGTACATTGTATACTTTAGTGTTGACAGGTCAAGGTGAATCTGACAGCCTCAACAGGCCCCAATGGTTCTCTGCGTCTTACCTGCGGGGCAGTCTCAAAGGAGAGCCATGAGCCATAAGACCATGATAGTAAGCGTGAGATTCACATCATCTGAAGTGGATCAGCTCGGCAAGATCGCTCGGCGTCTAGGTTGGTCCCGCTCTAAACTTATCAGAGTGATCACTCAGAGATTCATGATCGAGCATCGAGATAAAGACGTGGCCACAGTATTGATTGGACAGATTAATGATTAACAGGGTCACCCTCATAGGCAACCTCGGCCAAGATGCCGAGCTTCGGACAACTCAAAGCGGTCAACCCTATGCTTACTTCAGAGTCGCAACCAACGAGAGCTATAAAGATTCTCAGGGTAACTGGCAGAAGGCCACCGAGTGGCATAGCGTTAAAGTGTGGGGCGCTGGATCTAATCGAGCAGCGTCTATGCTCAAGAAAGGCGCTCGCGTCTATGTCGAGGGTCAGCTCAAGAGCTTCAAGTCAAAAGACGATAACACCTTGTGGGAGATTCGGGCCACTACATGGAGAGCGCTCGACCGAGAGCCTGACCAGCTCCTGCCACCTGAACCACCTTACAATCAACAACCCTTTAGCCCCTCACCATGGGGGAACGGCTTTCATAATAAGTAAGCCCACCATTAATGCGCCCCTTATGGGGAAAGAGAGAGAATCATGACAGAGACTCAAAACCTGCCGAATATTATCCAAGGCGTCGATTTAAGCCTCGACGACTACAGGCTCATTCATAGTGGCTTAAAAAGGCGCATCTCACTTACTCATATCTCAAGAGAGATTGAGAAGTCAGACAACTTCTTAGGTGGATTTCTTAGGAGACCTGAGCCCAAGTATGATGAGTTTAGGACGTGGGTGCTTTCTATGATGAAAGAGCTTAACCACCCTTGCCTTACAAGACGAATCATCAATGATATCAGTAGGCGCAAGGCTGAGTTCAACGACGAGCAAGCGAAAAAGCAAGAGGAGGTGAATCAACTCTTGAGTCAAGGTATGCTTAATCTGACCATAGATCATATAGGCCAGCAAAGCACCAAGCTAGATGAGATTAGAATCTTGAAAGATGAACTCACTAGACATAAGGTAGGTTATGCGCTGATGATGAGTGAGTTAGAAGATGCCAGATCAAGACTTGATGAGGTGTATGGTGCTTTGGGTGATACCCTTCATAAGATTGATTACTCAATCAATAACCTTAGATCATTTCGCGAGCAATATGAGAGCTTAGAAGATAAGATCAAAGTAGGGAGTCAGCATCAATGACAATATCTATCAAGATGGGTGCTAGTCGAGACTTTGAGCCCTACATCGGAAGAAGCACCTTATTACCTAGGCCAGAGTATACATACCTTGAAGCATCTTCTATCTTTAGAGATATGACTCAGGCTCTAACTGACATCATCATTATGCAGTCAAACCAAAGTGACTTTCTAACTGAAGATCAACTGCTGAGAGAAGCTGAGTTGTTCAATAAAATCTCAATCGGCAGAGAGGTTCATGATTATGGATCATCAATGTTTGTTGATAGCTCTATGTTTGTCTTCGCAGGCGCGCTGATAATCGTAGGTCGTAGGTCTAAACTCTTATACTGCATCAATCAATCTAAGCTTGAGCATTACTATGAGGCTCTAAGGATTGCCTTAGGTCCTTTAGATTGGGCTAAGGATCTTCGAGTTAATCTTGGTGTTCAGCGCGTCACAGTACCAGGGCAAGATGATGAGGCGGTGTTGACCTCATATCTTAAACAATATAAGTGCCTTGATTTTTTCTTCGCAGAAGGCGCGACCAGTCAAGCAAGTTTTAAGGTGATCGCTGACATCATACATTAGCATGATTGTGCTTCAGGATAGATAAATGAGAGACATAAGAGAGCCAACACGCGCGCGTGACATCGAGGGAGAGCGAGTCTTAAGAGAGCTTGACAGGCTCCTTGTCGAGCGTCTAGCTGAGCACCTCGACTTGACTGACCCTGATGACTTAGAGGTGTATAATAAAACCTTAGCCTTAAGAGATCACATCAAGGAGACGTTGAAAGATGCCGAGAAAGCGAAAGACACCCAAGCAGAGAGAGACCCTACTAGACAACCTTAGGACAGGGATGAGCATAGAAGCGGCCTGTTCTCAGTCTGGCATCTCATCAGCCACCTACTATCGATGGCTCAAAGAGAGCGGTGATGATGGAGAGTGGACCGCAGAAGTTAACGCGGCGCTCGACTTCTCTGAGGCTGTCTTGCTTGAGACGGTCAAGATGCAAGGTGAGGCTAAACTAGATTGGCGAGCAGCTGCTTGGATTTTAGAAAGGCGCTTCCCTCATCGATGGGGCCAGCGCCGAGAGGTCGAGCTCAACGTCAACGAGTCGACCAACAAGGGAGATGAGATGGTCATGGAGATGATCAGGCAAATATCAAAGCCATATGAGGAGAGCACAGATGACGAAGGTTAGAGTTAAACTTAAGCGAGCTTGGACCGCTTACCCCTCTCACGCTCAGGTCACCTATCAAGTAGACGGTGAGTGTGAGGTGATCGCTCATGAGGATGGCGGGGATGGTTGGGACATTATCAGATATGACGTATGTGATAT